GGCAGATACATTTACCACAAACCTCCAATTAACTAAACCCGAAGTAGGAGCTTCAACTAATACTTGGGGTGATAAAATTAATGCAAACTTAAATTCGGTTGATGCTATATTCTCCCCAGCTGGTACTGGTACATCAGTCGGACTTAATGTTGGTTCTGGTAAAACTTTAAATGTAGATGGCTCACTTAATGCAAGTGGTACAGTTACTTTAGATGGTTCACAAAATGAATTAAGATTTTCTGATGGTAGTTCTTACATGGCACTTAAAGCCAACCAAGACTATGATAATAACTACACATTGGTTTTACCTAACATACAAGGTGCAGCTAATACTTTTCTAAAAATAACAAGTGTAAATGGCACAACTGCAAATTTAGGTTTTTCTACAGTTGATCTTGCAGCTAACAACTATTTTGCATCATCTGGATTATCAAACAAAGACTTAGGAGTTGGCCTACATATTAAGACAGGCGATAGCGGTGCTACATCTGTTTTAGCTAGTTCAGATGAATTAGTTATAGAGGGTAGTGCTGATACAGGAATGACAATATTATCTGGTGCATCTAATGTTGGACAAATTAGATTTGGTGACTCGGGTAACTCTAACATTGGTGGTATTACTTATAGTCATAATGATAATAAAATGAACTTTATTACTAGTGGTACTGGTAGGATGACTATTGATAGTAGTGGGGATATTTCTATAGGTACGACTACTGCCGAGGCACAACTTCATGTTAAAACTCCAGATCAAGCTTGTATCAGAACTGAAAGAACAGGAACAGGTAACTCTGGACATATAAATTTTAAAAATCCAAATGGAATGGTAGGAGAAATTGTAACTAATGGCTCGGCTACAAGTTATCTAACTTCTTCAGATTACAGATTAAAAGAAAATCAAGTTTCTATATCAGATGGTATTGATAGGTTAAAACAATTACAGCCATACAGATTTAATTTTATTGTTGATCCAGATACAATAGTCGATGGTTTTTTTGCACACGAAGTACAAGACATAGTTCCAGAAGCAATATCTGGTGAAAAAGATGGAGAAGAAATGCAAGGCATAGACCAAGCAAAACTTGTTCCATTACTTACAGCTGCACTACAAGAAGCTATCACAAAAATAGAAACACTCGAAGAAAGAATTAACGCATTGGAGAATTAAGATGCCATTGATACAAGTGACACCACCAGCGGGAATCGTCACTAACGGTACAAAGTATGGAAACAAAGGTCGTTGGGTGGATGGCGATTTAGTACGTTTTGAAAATGGTTTTTTAAGACCAATAGGCGGTTGGGATAAATTAAATACAACAGCACTTACAGGCACACCTATAGGATTATTCTCCTACATTATGAATGATGGTACTAAGGTTTTAGTTATAGGAACTAGAGAAAAAGTTTATGCAAGAGTATTCGATACATTCCATGATATAACGCCCGTAGGTTTTGTAAGTGATGCATCAACCGATCCGCTTGGTTATGGTGCATATCTTTGGGGAAGAGAAGATTACGGAGATGCAAGAAGTCAATCAGGATTAGCATTTGAAACCAATAGTTTTTCTTTTGATAACTTTGGTGAAATATTACTATTTTGTACACCATCAGACGGAAAAATTTATCAATGGGATGCTGGAACACCAACAGCAAAAGCAACAGTAGTAAGTGGTGCACCTACTAATTGTCAGGGCGTAGTAGTTACTAATGAAAGACACGTTGTAGCTTTAGGTGCTGGTGGCGATCCTAGAAAAGTACAATGGTCATCAAGAGAAACACTTACAACTTGGACACCATCAGCAACTAATACAGCTGGTGATATACAAATACCAACAGGCGGTAGAATACTAGCTGGTGTTAAATGGCAAACTGATGTGATTATATTTACTGATACAGGAGTTGCTAGACTCTATTACACAGGTTCTCCTTTTATATATGGTATTCAAGATGCTGGTACTAACTGTAAAGCAATTAGTCCAAGAACTATTGTAACAGCTGGTGCTTTCTTAACATGGATGGGAGAAAACTCATTCTTTGTTTTTGACGGACAGGTAAGAGAAATAAAATCAGACGTACATGATTATATCTTTGATGACTTAAATGCTACTTATAGAAAAACATCATGTGGTGGCCATAACTCTAACTTTAATGAAATGTGGTTTTTCTTTCCATCAGGAGTTGATGCAACTACGCCAAACAAATATGCTATCTGGAACTATATAGATAATGTTTGGTCGATTGGCACGATGGATAGGGGATGCTGGATGGATCAAGGCGTATTTAATTTCCCTATCTCATGTGATGCAAGTGGTAATGTTTTTGAACATGAAAGCGTACTTTTAAATGGTTCAGAAAACTTAGGCACAAGCAAACCATTTTGTGAAACTGCACCTATTGAAATAGGTATTGGCGATAACTATGTTCAATGTAATCAGATTATTCCAGATGAAGAGGCAAACACTTTGCCCGGAGTTGACATAAGTTTTAAAGGCAGATTTACGCCACTAGGTAGCGAAACAGATTTTGGTACATTCACATTTAATAATGATGGTTATACCGATGCAAGATTTACAGCAAGACAAGTTCAAATGAAAGTTACAGGCGATACAGACCAACAATTCCAAGTTGGTATGATACGTCTAAATGTTAGAACTAGGGGTAGAAGATAATGGCAAGGAGAGCTTTAAAAAGACCAGTTATCCTAAACAGCGATTATCAAAATTATTTAGTATCCGAGATAGAATATCGTGATGGTCTTTCCTTCAAGAAAGGGGAAAGGATCGAAGCAAATGGTGTGGATAGCACCGAATTAATATTGGTTAGTCCAAATGGTACAAAATACAAAGTCCAAGTTGACAATAACGGAAACCTCTCAGCCACAGCAACAGTCTAAAGAGCATTGGGAGATAGAGTTTGATCGCTTAGAGCATCATATTAAACGTGCATTAAAGCACCAAGATATGTATAATTTAAGTGATATTAAAGAAAAAATCCATCAAGGTATGTTTCATATCTGGGGTGGTAAAAACTCAGTAATAGTAACATATTTTACTGAGTATCCTCAGTATAACGCATTAAATATTTTAATCGGTGCTGGGGATTATGAAGAGCTAGAGAAAATGTTATCTAGCGTAGAACTTTTTGCAAAACATCATGGATGCAGAAAAATATTTTTAGGTGGTCGTAAAGGTTGGTCACGAAAATTAAAGCATCTAGGTTTTGAAAAAATATTTTTTATAGAAAAGGAATTATAAGATGTCAGGAGCAATCGGAGCAATCGGAAAAATAGGATCAGTAGCATCGCTATTTGGTAAAGGTGGAAGTGACAAAGGAACTTCATCAACCTCTATTGATCCAGAAAGTGCAGCAAGAAGCAGACAGTTATTTAACTTAGGAATGGGTATATTCAATACTCCATTTCAAGCATATACAGGTCAAAGAATAGCTGGGCTTACACCAGAACAAATATTAGCAAAAAATACTGCAAAAGGATTGTTTGGTGATTCATTTAGTTATGATCCAAGAAGTGAATTAAATACTATGTTCCAAGACACCCCAAGTCTTGCAACAACAGATTTAAGCGCTTATCAAAATCCTTACACAGAACAAGTTATAGACAACACATTAAGTGATCTTGATAGAGCAAGAAAATTACAACTACAAAGCGATCAAGATGCAGCAATAGGACAAGGTGCTTTTGGTGGTTCACGATCAGCAATACTAGAATCAGAAACAAATAGAAACTTTGCAGATAGAGCTGGTGATATTGCATCAAGGTTAAGATCACAAGGTTTTGATAGAGCAACCAATATGGCAAACTTAGATATTAATAGAGGTTTGCAATCAGAAATGGCTAGATCAAATATTCTTGGTAATCAATTAGCAGATCAATATAGATCACTTGGTTTATTAACTGGTTACGGAGACAAGGATCAAGCACTCAATCAAGCTGGACTTGATTTTGACTTTAATGAATTCATTAGAGGGTACGATGATCCATATAGAAAAATGCAAATGATGACAAGTGCAACATCGGGTATGCCATACGGACAAACAACAACAACTTCTAATAGAAGAGGACTTCTTGGAAGAGCAAAAGATGCGATTGGTATTTATGACAGTTTTGACCAGCTTAGTGATTTTTTTAGTTAGGAGTAAATATGTCTAAAGCATTACAACAATATAAACAAGCAATTATGGGTGGATATGATCCTACTCAGGCAATCAGTTATGATAATTTTATGGATGCAAGACTAAGTGGTTTATTAAAACAAATGCAACAAACAAATAACCTTGTTGAAGAAAACAACCTTATGATAGGTGCTGAAGAAAGAAAAAGAGAAGAAGAAAAATTAGCAAAAAAAGAAGCAAGGATGAAAGCTCTTAGAGAGTTTGGTGACAGAATGGAGATTATTAATCAAAATCGTTCTGGTAATCCACAAATTGCAGCCGCATTACAACAACAAATGGATGCAAGAAAACTTGCAGAACAACAAAGAATTGAAGCTGCACAAAGAAAAGCACAGCAAGAAGAATTTATAAAAAACAATCCTCAGTTTGAACAAATGATTAGGTTCAATCAATTATTTGGTATGGATATGCCACAACCTAAAAAAAGAGATTCTTATGTAGCTAAAGATGGTTTCAGATATTATGTAGATGATGGAGCAAGAGTGTTTCCTAATGTCACAGTAAAAGAAGAACAGTCACAAGCAGATATATATAAAGAAAATGCTGCTAGGATAAAAAATATTGTTTTGAAGGAAGGCCCTGATAGTAAAAACTTAACTAAACAAGAAAAAGCTTTTTACGATGATTATATAAACAAAAAAGGAATCATGACTCTTGACCAAGTTATCGCTGCAATGTTAGGGGGCGGAAACAACAACCAGAATACACCTGTAAAGTATAGGGTAATAAACAAACAATATGGTTCTTTAGATGCAGAACAAATTATTGATAATGCACAAAATTATAATCCAAGTTTATCAAGAGAAGAAATCATACAAGAGTTAATATCAAATAATATAATAGCGGAATAAAATCATGGTAGATTTTGTTATACCGCCTCCACCTAAAGAGGATAATCAACAAGATTTTAAAATACCCCCACCTCCAAATTCTGAAGGTTTGCTTGAACCAAGCGTAGCATCTGATGGTTTTGTTATACCCCCCACCCCAACAGAAGTAAAAAATAGTAAATTAACTGAGGAAGAACTGAAAAAAGATCCAGAATGGATTAGAGCTGCTAAAAATATTTACGAATGGAATGAGAGTAGAACTTTAGGTTTTCAAAATAAAAAGCCAAAAAAATTAAATTCAGATCAAGAATATGCAGATTATGCCCTACGATACATGGGCTGGTTTAATTACAATATACCTAAAATGTCTAACGAGGCAAAAGACTTAAAACTTTATGCAAACCAACAACAAAGAGAAGATTTTGTTACTTTAATGGATATGTATGACAACAAGAAAATAAGTCTTGCTGGTACAGGAAGATTAGTGACTGGACTTGCCACAGATCCAACCACTTATTTTGGTTTAGCTACTCTTGGAATTGGTTTAGGTGCAAGAGAAGGAGCAAAGTTAGCAGCAAAGCAAGGTATAAAAGAGTTGGTAACACAAGGCGTAAAACAAGGTGCTAAGATTGGTGCATTAGAGGGAGCAGCTTATACAACAGCTGATAATGCACTAAGACAGTCAGCCAGAATAATGTCTGGTCAACAAGAAGGTTTTGAATTAGGACAATCAGCAAAAGCAGCTACAATTGGTGGAGCATTAGGTGGAGCATTAGGTGGAACTATAGGTGGTACAGGTAGTTATTTTAAAAATAAAAATAACATACCAATACAAGCTGATGAAATGGTTGGGCCTATAGATATGGTTGGGCCAAGACTAGAAACACCACAACCCAAGATTAGTGATTCTACTCCTAAAGTAGAGCCAAGTGTTGAGCCAAAAATAGAGCCAACTATAGATGCAACTCCTGAAGTAACTCCTCAACCTAAACCACAAAAAAGACCAAGAAGTACAACACTACCATCAATATTAAAACGACCACCCAAACCACAAAAAATTAAAACAGCAAGATCGTTGGTATTTGGTGTTCCTAAAAACGATCCAAACTTTGAAGAGATTATTAGTGCTATTGGTTATGATGTAAACAAAGTACCAGCAACAAGAACAAGTAGACCAATATATAGAGCAGATGGTTCACCAGATAGTGATTACTTAGATTTACTTGTAGAACAATTTGACGAACTTGGTTTTGGTGCTGGAAGAGGTGGTGCTGGTGAAACAATGGGTATTAAACCAACTGAATTTGATAAAGAAGATGTTTTAGAAATATTAGAACAAGATTTAGTGCTACCAGAATTTGAAGAAATAAATCTCCAATATCAAGCCAAACTACAACAATATGAAGATGTTACAAGTGCTTTAAATAGGGCTGGTATTGATCCTAATTCTCTTAAAGGTAAAACAGACGAAGAAGTTTTAGATATAGTATCGCAAATTAATGAAGCAGAAGATTTAACTGGTGCTAGAGTATCAGATAGTTTTGCTGCACAGTTTCAAGATCAGCCACCTGTATCAGCATACGCTGATGAACTTGCATCTAGTGATGGTGG